TCTCACTCCAGGTTTCTTTAGGCTTTGGAGTTTCTGTAACTATTTTTTCTTCGGGTTGGGGGTAGGAATATTGGCTGGTAAAGACGTCAGGGAATTCTTTCGGAATATCCATGACTCCAGACTGCGGGGGCTGAAATTTAATTAACTCAGAAAGACCAGTTATTGAGTTGGTTTTTGTTTGTAAGTTACGTAATGACATATTTGCTGCAATGAGTAACAGTATAGCCAGAGGATCAAATACAATTACTAAAGCAATAATTACCCACCTTACGGCTTTCTCTAATACATCTACGGTTTGTTCAGTGTAAATGAGTGCTGCAATATACTTAATTGGTCCTACTTCCGCTTCAACCTTGCGTACCTCTGCCCGAATTGGCGCGGCTTCGTCATTAAGAGTAGCAATGAGCTTCTGGTTGGCTTCAATGTCTTTGGCCAAAACATTACGATCACGGGACTGATTTCTCCGTACGCTGACTGCTTTGTCGGCACCTTTTTCATCTGTTGAGCGGCCCATGACTTGGTCAACTGCCTCATCCATTTGTTTGAGTTGCTTGCGGTTGGCTTCAATATTTTCTCGTGCGGTTTTGATTTTCTCATCATATATTGCTATCTTGCTTTGTACATCACCTGACACCAAGTTTTGATCATTATGTGCTTTAGAAAGATACCCGAATATACCTAATGATGTAATAAGAGAAAGAATAATAGTAGAACTTACAAGGTAATATCTAAAAAGTATTGGTGCTGTCTTCCAATTGCGATACAACCAAGATGCTGTAACTATTTTTGCAAGTTCAAGTGTACCACCCATCACGGCAATAGGGATTACAGCGGAGGAAAATATTGCCATTAACCCGGCAATAGAAAAATATGCTGCTACTGCTGAAAGCAAAAGCGCTGTAAGTAGTGTTATACCGACCGCAAACATTAGGATAACCTCACATGGGATCTCATTACCTTTACTGATATCCATGAATTATACCATAGTTCTTTATTTTCTAACACTGCTCTGGTAAACTGCTCTTTCGCTTCTAGATAGTTTGCGGTACCCTTATTAGGACACAAGTGAATTATTGTGCGTTTGAAATTTTCTCTTCCCAGAGTCTCGACATCTGTTTTGAGCTCATCAGAAGAACTCCAATACTCTTTCCAGTCAGATTCGACTTTGTACGACTTACGTTTCTTATTAACTTGCTTTCGTTTGATAGACCAGAAAAATTTCTTTCCGATATATTTCCTACCAGATAACAAGTTTTCGATAATGTAGACGAAAGCATAATATTCTCCAGGTTCATAAAAAGGTTCATCATTGTAAAGCCAATCGGTCATTCGTAATCGTCCGATTCCTCTTCTTCTTCATTATCAATTTCACCGCCACAGAATGGGCAGAAATTCACTTCATAATAAGACTCATCTAGAGAATGTTTTATTTTAAAATCTGCGTCACAACTAGCGCAGCTATAATGGTTATTTGCCATTTAATTTTTTTAATCTTTCTGCTTCAGCAGTATACACGCGCTTACGTAATGCTGAGCTGCTGTAGGGATGATCTCTTAAATGGTAATGGAGTTCAATACCGTTATCAAGACACCATTGCTTACCAGTAAAATCTTTTGTCTTATATTCATCACCTAAGAATCTAATATCAATATGCTGGGTCTTTATCATATTCAATAGTTCTTCTTCTGTTGAATATACTAGTACCTCATCTACATACCTGCATGCAGATACTTGACAATACCTCTCATACATAGACTGGACAGGTTTATTTTTTGAATCTGGTCTATCAATTGTTGGATCCGTTTGAATAGCTACAATTAAATAATCACAAAAACGTTTTTCTTCTTTAAGCATGGTAACGTGACCGGCATGGAAGAGATCAAACGTACTACAATTAAAACCTACTTTAGATTTGTTCAACATCAATATTACTCTTTTCAAGAAAATCAATACCAAAAGATTCACGGTATATATTACGATAATATACCTTACTTATTCCTGCCTGGTATATAAGCTTGGCACAGTCTAAACAAGGTGCATGAGTAACAAACATTGCAGCACCTAACCCAGATTCATTAGACCTGGCTAGCTTTGCAATCGCATTTGTTTCAGCATGTAATACTTCAGGTTTGGATTTTAATCTAGTCTCAACTAAATACCCGCTGCCATCTAGCACATGGCCAATTTCATCTTCACAGTTGTTATCCCAACCAGAAGGCATACCATTGTAGCCAATACTTATCACCCTATTATCTTTTACAACGATAGCACCTACTTGAAGACGCTTGGCACTAGACAGAGACGCATAGGTCTCTGCTACTTTCATATGTGCATTAATGTACTTTTGCTTCATTATTTTATCTCGCAAACTCCACCAGCACAAGCCGCTTGATCTGTCAGAGCAGTATTGTCTTCCTGCTCGGTAATAGCTGTAATGTCGATACGTTGTAGTAGCGGTACCATATTATCAAACTCTTCCTTTGTGATATCCTCAAACGGTGCCTGTATATAAGACCCACCATCATATGGTAGTACACTTATACCATTATAACTGGTTCGATTATCCCACATCCAATTACCACACCGATCCCATTCGCTATTTTTAAGTGATATAGTACAAGATACATTATGGTTATTAACGCCATCACGATGGCCAGGATTAACCCACTCAGTATTAAATTTACCCACGCGTTTCAAGAGATGCATAAAGGATTCAGTTCTTATGATTGAACCTTCAGGAGCTTGTTGGGGGAAAGACATAACTGCCTCGATATGCGGCTTAAAGTGACAGTCCTCTACCAAGGAGGGTAGATTATTAACCATATAGCGATACAGAGCCTCATTCTTACCCACACGCATCCTGCGAATATAGTAATCATTATGCCAAGCATGAATACCTGAAGATGACCCCAGTACCAGGGAGGTAGTTCCTGCAGGTTTTACTGCAGTAGCACGAGCAGCTTTGTTTATACCAATCAAGTCAGCTACTCTGGCATTTTCTTCCAACACCACCCCCGCAGCCTGCTTTAGATCTAGCTTAGTAACTTTATCCGAACCAATACCCGTCATCGATACTCCCAACAGGGCGTCTAACTCGGTTGTTTCTTTCCATATGGAGCGTAGATAGTGGAAGTCGGTGTAGCTGGCTTGCAGGGTACCGATAAAAGCAGCTGCTTTAGCTCGAGCATCAAGATCTTCTTGATCTACCACATCAGATGCATTAATTTCAGTTAAATTGCAGAACTGAAATGATCTTAGCCCTATTTCTACGCAAGGATTAGTACCCCATTCATAGTCATTAGTCCAATAGAATCCTGGCTCTCCAGCTCCTGACTCTTCTACTTTCTTCCAGATAAAGTCGAATTGCTCTTTCGTTGTATGGTCGCGATGCAAAACAACACTATTGTTAGCTCTGCCTCGCTGGGGATCTAACTCCCACCAAGCACCTGACTTGCAAGATATCATATCCATATCATCAAAGCTAAACAAAGCAATCATAGCTGCACGACGAATACCTCCAGATAGAACCGCATCAGCTATATGACAATTTATATCGTGCACTTCTAAGGAGCTCATATTACGCCCTCGAGCGCCATTCAATACAGCCTGAATCTTATTGATACAAATTCTTAGAGGATCAGGCCCTGGTGCCTTACCACCTGAGGTAATTAATCTTGCACCTTTAGGTCTTACATCTCGAAAGTCAAATATAGGATCAGACTTACCATAGATGTGAGCTTTTACCAGCACCTTAATCGCATCTGCCCAACCCTCAATAGAATCGCCCACCAAAAAACGCTTACCCTTATTCTTAGGTCCCAGTACTGGGGGCAGTTTATTCACATGCTGTTGCTGCACGCTGTACCCGACACCGGTGCCGGATAAAAGAAGAAACATAATCTCTGAAAAAGCATCAATATTATCAATAGGTAGAAAAGCGCAATTAAACATTCGCGTATTAGAAATCTCAGCTGGTAACCCACCAAACTGCAACGACCTCATCGATGGTAAAACCTTCTTTGTTATGACAAAATCTTCATACACTTTTTCAATTTCATTTTTTAATTTGGGAAATTTGCTTATATGCATATTCACATTACGTTTAATAATCTCATCCCATGTCTCCCGGCGCATTAACGCGGGGTTGTATTTTGCATACTTATTATAGACAGTTATATCTGACAGAATTTGCTGGGTTATATCCATAGCTCTTACCATTTTCTTTTTGTTTATATTAATAATCTCGAATGAGATTAGCGACTTGCTTATTACTTACTAATTAACTCGTATGCTTTCTTTTGAGTGCGATACCAGTCCTGCCATGCCTTTAATTGTTCTCTCATTTCGTAACAGGTACCGTAATTTTCACTGACTGTGGTAATGAGTTCACTGGCTTTAACATCGGAGGTTCCCGGAGCAATATTTCCGGTACCGGGGGGAACGGTATTTTGACTGGCACTGTTGTGGAGCACGATTGCAGCATTAGACAACTCACACCTAGCATCATCAGCTTTGGTAATGTATATGGGTACTTCTTTAATGATTGCATCTGTGGTTTCCTTAACAATTCTTACCTTATCAACATACTTAGTAACGATTTTAACATTTTCCTGTATACTCTTTACCTCAACCTCTACAACCTGTATTTCCTTCTCCTTCACCATGCTTATCCATTTTTCCTCATTGGAAGCTGCACCTTCAAAAAATAGACCAAAAGATAATAGTGCTACCCCAACCAATTGAATTGGAAGTGTATAAGTGTTAAAGAAGGGAATAAACTTAAGAACAAAGCTGCATACTACAGCAGCCATACCAGCGAATACAACTAGATGAATAATCCAAAAAGGCATAAAGTTAAGCATCCACATGGTATTTATTTATCGCTGCTAGCAGTGAGTTCTTGTGCTATCGGAAATATTTTGGTAATTACATTTGCAATTTCTTTAGCAATTAAGATATGCTCTTTTTGAGTTCCGTTTGCTGATCGTAGTTGTATATAGTGGATCCAGGATCTCAACGTACCATTCATTAGCAATCGTGATATTGTAAGACCTTCTGGTAGAACTGCTCGAGCTTGCTCCTTCGCAATACCTTTTGCAATTGCCCACTCATACGCATTCTTACACTCCTCAATAACTCTTCTTTGCCTCTCTTCCCACCATGCTTGTAGGGCAAGGTTATCAGTCTCTATGCTGTTCTGTCGATTCTTGGGATCTTGTAATCTTGCATCGCGAAGTACAAAATCAAGTTCTTGTACGGGGTCTGCGTAACGTTGGCTAAATTCTTGAAATGAGAATGAGCGGTGGCGTAGTATTTGTCTGGCAATATCTCTTGT